TACGTCGGCACGAAGGTGCCCTATGGCGTCGCGTGGGAGCGCGGCATATCAGCGCATGACATCGTACCGATTCGCGCGAAAGCGCTGCGCTTCGAGATCGGTGGCGAGGTCGTGTTCGCGAAGCGAGCGCACATTCCTGCACAGGCCGCGCGGCCGTTTCTCCAGCCCTCGCTGTTCGAGCTACGCCCGGTCATCCTGCGCGAACTCGGTCAAGCCCTGACCGACGGGATGCGCGAAGCGATGCGAGGCTAGGCCGTGGCCCTCAATCGCGATGCGGTCTTCCAAGCGCTGTTCGATCTCATCACGAACGATCCGCGGGCGGCGATCTTCACGACGACGCGGCGCTTCCTGCGCTCGGTCGATGCGACGAAACTCGAACAGATGCCCGCGCTGTATACGTTCCAGCTTCCCGAGACGCGCGAGCACAAAGGCACGGGGCTGCCTCCCAAGCGCACGCTGCGCTGCGTTTATGTCGTCTATTACGGCACGAGCAACCCGGACGAGGGCGAGCCGTCGCCGCTGCCAGCTACGCTGCTCAATACGGCAGCGGACATTATTGACGACATCGTGAGCAACCCCGGCAACCCGGGCAACGTGCAGACGCTTGGTGGGCTCGTGCAGCACGTTTACATCGAGCCGGACATTAAGCCGTACGAAGGGCTGCTCCAACAGAAAAGCGTGATCGTGTTTGCGCTAGGGATACTCGTGCCATGAGAGGCGATGGCGAGGACAATGGACCTAAAATCCCGATTCCAGGCAGCGCTGGCGCGCTCGTCTACGTTGCTCTCAAAAGTATGGCGATGCACGCTGGGGAATGTTCTCTCACGATTGAAAAGGTCCGCGTCGCCGGTGGAGGCTACGTCTACCGACTCACGCGGGACGGTCACCCAACCGCCGGACCCATCCGGTAAGAAAGGGAGTTAACCATGTATCAATTCGGCGCAGGCGTTTTGATTGGAACGCCATTGCTCAAGGCGGATGGCACGGCAATCACCGTACCTTCGCCTGTGCAATTCGGCGTGCTGCAAGAGGTGACGGTGGATGAGGACTTCGAGAGCAAGCCGCTATTCGGTGCGAACCAGTATCCGGTCGCAGTCGGTCGCGGCAAGGGCACGGTCACGCTCAAGGCGAAGGTCGGCCTCATCAACGCCGAGCTTTACAACACCGTGTTCTACGGTCAGACGCTTTCAAAGCAATTCGAGGCGATCTACCAAGACCTCGTTGGTACGCTCGTGCCTGGCACGGGCGCAACCGGTGGCGATTTCAACATCAGAGTTGCGCCTCCGCTCGGCACATGGCAGGCCGATCTCGGTGCGCGCGATGGCAACGGCGTTCCCTTCACTCGCGTTCCGACCGGCCCAACAGGCGGGCAGTACATGCTTGGCACTGCGGCGAGCGGCGATTACACGTTCTCGACGCAGGACCACGCGGCAGGCGTGCGCGCGTTCATCAACTATGCCTATGGCTCACCGACGGGCAGCACCGGGCCAGCGACGCAGCAATACATGGCGGTGGCCAATCAACCGATGGGCTACCAGCCTTCGTTCCAAGTCGACCTGCAAGGGCAGTACGCAGGCAAAACGTTTTACGTCCGGTATCCGAATTGCATATCGACGAAACTTAATCGCACGATGAAAAACGACGACTGGACGATTCCTGAGTTCGACATTCAGGCCTTCGTGGACTCCAACAACAATATCAGTTACGTCTGGTGGTACGACTAACCGCCATGAGCGCGAACGGACACGACTACACACCGGTGCCGGGGAAGATTCCCGGCACTGCGCTCAACCTAGGCGGGCACGAGTTCATCATGCCTGCGCTCAACCTCGATGCCTACCAGAGCGTCGAGGAAAATATCAAAAAGATCGGCGATGTTGGCGACCTCAGCAAGGAACTGGCAAACGCCATCCCGATCGTCCATGCTGCACTGTTGCGCAATTACCCAGAGATCACCGTGGAGGATGTTCGTGGCTTGATGGACTTCGGCAATGTATCCGCGTGTCTCGCCGCCGTCGTCAAGGTGAACGAACTCAAGCAAGGCAAGCCGGGGGAGCCGCCCCGACCAGCGAGCCCGTAGACTGGTCGGAAGCCTATGCTCATGTCGCGACGGCTACGGGTTGGACGTGGGATTACATCGGGCAGCACCTTACGCTGCCACGCCTGTTCGCGCTCTATCGCTACTGGTCAAAGAACCCGCCGACGCACATGATCGCGCGGGCGTTCGTGAAGGTGAAGGAGCCGGCAGCCGATAAGGAAGTGATGGCGCAGGCGGCTCATGCCTTTGCTCAATCCATGCCGCGCATGATTATGAGGTTGCCTGGCCGTGGTTGATACCGTTGATGGCGTAGACGTAAAACTAGGCGCCGATACCGCGCCAGTTACCGACGCGTTTTCGGATGCACGGTCGCAGATTGCGGACTCTCTGAACGCAATCGCGAAGGCGCTACAGGACTTCGGTGCCAAGAATCGCTCCGTCACTCAGGGCGCGAAGCGAGACAACGAGGAACTAGGCCTGTCGTTCGCTGCGCTCAGGACGCAGGTCGGCAACAGTTTCACCGGGATAACTGACGCCATCACAAAGTTCAAAGGCGCAATCGTAGGCCTCGGTGCCATACTCGGCGGCGGTTTGCTGTTCAAGGAGGCGCTTAACTCGTTCACCGCGATGGCGACGACGGTGCGCGAATTGCAGATAGTGTTTGGCGCCACGTCAGAAAAAGCGACCGAGCTAGCAATCAACCTCAAGCTCGCCGGTGTCGAGGCTGGCACGTTTGAAATGATGGCGCAGCGTGTCGGTCAGCGCCTGCACCAGAACAGCGATGAATTCGACCGCCTCGGCGTCAAGACTCGCGACGCCAAGGGCGACCTGCTACCTCTGGATGAAATTCTCCAGAATGTCTACCAGACGATGCTCGACTTTAAGCCGGGTACCGACCAGCTAGAGTTCGCGCTATCAACCGTCGGTCGCAACGCCAAGGACTTTGCGATTGACATGGAGCGCATCGCGGCAACGTCGCAGCGCGCCAAGGACATGATGACCCAGCTAAATATAGAAATGGGTCCAGATCGTCAGGCGGCTGCGCGGCGTTACCAGATCGAGGTCAACGCGTTCAAGGTCACGCTAGAGGAGATCGGCGTGCAGATCGGCGAGACGGTGCTGCCGCGTCTGCTCTCGCTCGCTGAATGGTTCAACTCGACGGGCGCCACGGCAATCGTGTACTTCGTGAACGCGGTAAAGGGCCTGCTCACCTGGCTCGAAGCCATGGGGCGCCTGCTCGCCACCGTGACGATTGCGGCCGTGACCTTTGGCGTGACGCTCTGGGATGCACTTCACGGCAACATGGAGAAGGCCAAGGACGATGTTAAGGCGGGTGTTGACGCGATTGTTGAGACTTGGAAGGAAGGTGCTCGAAAGGTGAACGCGCTCTGGTCTGGCGTCTCGGGACAGTTCGGGATGAGTGACCGGGGCATCGGCGCGTCTGGAGCGCTTCCTGGCTCGGGCAAGAGGGGTTTTACGAGCGCACCGAAAGGAGGCGAGAGCGAGGTCGCGGGCTGGGAAAACGTGCTCAAGGCGTCAGAATCGGCCTATAACAACATGAAGCTCCAGCAAGGCAGCTTCGAGACGTGGTCGCTGGAAATGACGCGCGATTACTGGCGCGAGGTACTCGACTATGCGACGCTCTCGGCGAAGGACCGCACCGAGATCGAGAACAAGTTTTACGATGCCGAGCGTGCCGTGCAATTGCGAGCGTTCGCGTCCTACATCGCCGGGCTCGAAGCGCAGAAGGCGGCGCTCGGTCATAACATCGAGGGCAAGATAGCGATTGCCGAGCAGGAGTACGCCGCTACCGCGCAGCGTTTTGGCAAGGAGGACGCAGCGACACAGGCGTCCTATAAAAAGTTAGTCGAGCTTCGCCAGCAATTGGCTGACCAGCGACAGAAAATCGCCGACATCGAAGCGAAGGCCGAGGAGGCGCGCGCGCAGCACAACGTCAACATGGAGCGCATCGCGCTCGATCAGCGCGTCGCCATGCGCGAGATCAGCGCGGAGCAGGTATTCACTGTTGAGCAGGACTTGGAGAACCAGCTTTACGCGCAGAAGCTTGCGGCATTGCAGAAACAGATGGCGGCAGAGGTCGGCGGCCCGAATGACCCGGTCGCCGTCGCGCGCATCAATGCGCAGATCGAAGCGCTCGACCAACAGCATCAGGAAGCGCTCACGAAGATTGCGAACGACGCCGAGAAGGAGCGCATGACGGTCGCGCTACAGGCTGTCGATGAAGTTGAAAACAGGTTCGCCACCTTCTTCGATGACATCGCGGCGCGCACGAAGTCCTTTAAGGATGCGTTCAAGGACCTAGTCAAGGGCATCACCGCCGACCTCACCAAGCTCGCATCGCAGGAGGTCGCCAAGCAATTATTTGGGCCTGGCACTGCGGGCGGCGGCTTCCTCAAGTCGATTTTTGGCAGCATCTTCGGTCAGGGCGGCGGCGCTCAGGTCGCAGCGACGACAGCGAACACCACCGCCATCGCTGCGCTGACTGCGGCGGTGACAGCGAATACGGCGGCCGTGTCGGCGAGCGCGGCGAGCGGATTAGGTGGCAGCATCTTTGGCAGCAACCCACTGTCAGGTGGTGGCATCTTCGGCGATTTCGGTTCTCTGCTCACGCTTGACACGGGCACGCCCTATGTGCCGAGCGACACGCTTGCGTTTGTTCACAAGGGCGAGGCGGTCGTGCCAGCGAAGTACAACCGCGCGGGCGCGAATCTAGGCGGCCTTGCGGTGCATAACCAGTTCGTGGTGAATGGGCCGATCGACTCACGCACGCAGGACCAGATTGCGGCAGCCGCAGGCAGAGCGGTTAACCGAGCCGCATCCCGAATTCTATGACCGCGCTCTTTATCGAAACGCCGCGATTCCCTGTCGAGATCAGCGCATGGGCGAAGGGCGGTCGCGCGTTCAAGACCAACGTCATCGAGACGTATGGCGGCAATGAGTATCGAGAGGCAACGTGGGTATTCGCGCGCGGCCAGTGGGACGTGCAGGAGGCCTTTCGCACGTCGAACCCATCGAACGCGTACGCAGTGCAATCGTTTATAACGTTCTTCAACGCATGCATGGGCCAGCTTTATGGGTTCAGGTTCAAGGACTGGAAGGACTACCAAGCGGACGCGACGACTGGTTTTTTCCAGATGATCGACTCGACCCACTTCCAGATGTATAAAAAGTATGCTATCTCCCCGCTGGAATATGACCAGATCATCCAGAAGCCTGTAAGCAGCACCGTCACAGTCACCGGTGGCACAGGCGCGACGGTCGACTACACCACAGGCATTGTCACCGTATCGAGCGGCACGCCGACGGCTTGGGCTGGCGAGTTCGACATTCCGTGCCGATTCGCTGATGACATGCCGATGATGGGCTTCGATAACTCCACGGGTGCGCTGTACTCGTGGGAATCGCTCAAGCTCATCGAGATCAGAAACTTCACGTGATCCCGATCAGCGCAGCTTTCAAGCGCGAGTTACAGCGCGGCGCCGTGCGCATGTGCACCATTTACCGCGTCGCGCTCGTCAATGGCACGGTGCTCGGGTTCACCGACCTCGACCGAGACATAACGTGGGATGACGGCAATGGATCGGTGACCTATGTCGCGCTCGAAGGCTACCAGCGCACCGACATCGACACGTCGGGCGCGCTTAACGTTGACAATCTTGAAATCCAAGGGCCGCTGTCATCGCCGTCGATCACCGAGAGCGACCTGCGCGCCGGCTTGTGGGATTTCGCTGGCATCAAAATCAGCCGCGTGAACTGGGGCGATTTCTTCGTCCGAAACCCCATCACCTCGATAACGCGGTCCGGGACCACCGCGACGGCTACAGTTGGCAGTACAGCCGCCCTCGCCACTGGGGACACGTTGCTGATTCAAGGGGCAGACCAGTCTAGTTATAACGTCCAAGCGACGATTACAGTCACCAACTCCACGCACTTCACCTATACCGTCAGCGGATCACCTGTAACGCCAGCAACAGGAACGCTCTACTATTTCACGCGCATGGGGGCGCTCGTCTATCGAGTTGGCACACTCGGTGAGGTGACTATAGAGCGCGCGAACTTCAAGGCAGAACTGCGCGGCCTGGCGCAGGCATACACGCGTGTAATCGGGCAGTTAACCAGTCCTTCGTGTCGCACTGTGCTTGGCTCTACGCTCTGCACGGTCAATCTGGTGCCGTTCACCGTGTCGAGCACGCTCACCGGCGTTGCGTCAGATCAGCGCACGCTCTATGACACGACGCGCACCGAGCCCGGCCCGAGCGGTGGCGTCACGATCAACTCTATCAGCAAGCATAACCCGGGCCATGTAGTGCTAGCGTCTGCGCTCAACCTTCCGAACGGCGCGCCGATCACCATCAGCGGATGCCTCGGGATGACCGAGGTCAACACCGTCACAGTGGTTAATAACATCGCTGGTGACGGGCTCTCGTTCGATCTCGACGTGGACACCACGAGCTTCCCGACGTATACAGGCGGCGGTACGGTGACACCGCTTGGCAGCGGTTCGGGCTACTTCGACAACGGCGTCCTAACCTTCACTAGCGGGCTAAATGCTGGCTTCTCGATGGAGGTGCAGAGCTACGTCCCGGGCCAGATCACGCTGGAGCTTCCTGTCGGTCCGCCGTATGATGGCTTTGCCGCGCCTCAGGCGGGCGATACCTACACGATGCACGCCGGGTGCGACTATTCGATGGCGACCTGCCGTGATCGCTTTAACAACATCATCAACTTTCGCGGCGAGCCGTACCTGCCGGGAACGGACAAGCTCATGCAGGTCGGAAAGCAGGGCAGCAATTGAGCATCCGAGATCAAATCACTACCGAGGCGGCGTCGTGGATCGGGACGCCGTTTCAACATCAAGCGTCGGTCAAAGGCGTCGCCTGCGATTGCATCGGCCTCGTTCGAGGCGTTGCGCGTGCTGTAGGATTTCGCGACCCGTTCACCACGGGCGCGGCGAGCAAGTATCAGGGCTATGGACGCACACCCGAGCCGGTTGCGCTACTCGCTGCCTGCGCTGAGTTCCTAAAGCCCATAGAGGTCGCTTCGTGCGAGCGCGGCGACATCCTGTTGATGCGCTTCGAGCGCGATCCGCAGCACTTCGCACTGGTGCTCACGCGTCGCCCTGATGCCATGATCCACTCGCACGCGAGCATCGGACGCGTCACGTCGAGCAGCATCGACGCACGCTGGTGGCGGCGTGTCATCGCCGCCTATCGCTACCCAGAGCTAGCGATCCTGTAATGGCCTCGCTCGCCCTCGGCATCGTTGGTGGCTTGCTGTTCGGGCCGATCGGGTTCCTAGTCGGATCGTTTCTCGGCAACCTGCTATTCCCGCAGCGCATCGACGGCCCTAGGCTGTCGAATCTAAAGCTCCAAGATTCAAGCTACGGCATGATGGTGCCAATCGTGTACGGCACGATGCGCGTGCCGGGCATCGTCATTTGGCAAACCGACCTCAAGGAGCACAGCCATACCTCAGGTGGCAAGGGCGGTCCTGAGGTTACCACATATTCCTACAGCGCGTCATTCGCCTGCTACCTGTGCGAAGGCGTGATGAATGGCGGAATCCGTCGCATCTGGGCGGACGGGAAGCTAATCTATGACATTAACGCGCCCGTGGATGGCAGCGGCGCGCCGACCTCTCTACCATGCGCCGTCTACATAGGCGACGAGACGCAGCTACCTGACCCGACGATGGAGGGCGAGCTAGGCACCGGTAATGTTCCCGCCTATCGCGGCATGGCGTATGTGGTGTTCGATGACTGGGACCTGACCGACTACGGTAATAGAATCCCGAATCTGAACTTCGAGGTGGCGATGGTGGGCGGTACGCCATCGCCAATATTCAAGGTCGCAGAGTATCACCAGAACCCGCCGCATCAATGGTGCTACTCTGCCATAAACAGTGGCATTTCGAGCGACATCGGAATGCAGTTCCCATACGTCACGCATTGGGTTCTAGACGGTTCGGACATCCGAGTCCTGTCCGTGATGCCTGCGACGGACATCAATCCGACGCTGCCTGTTTATACCTACAACAATACATCGCTGCAACAGAATGGATCATCACAAGCGCAGGGGCCTGATGAGGCGAACGTCGTCTATCCGTTCTCGCCCATCGCGGGCGCGAATTTTGGCTGGGGTCCGATCGGCACTTATGTCTACAACGACCTAAGCACCACGCCGCTCTGGCGCAATTTCTCCACTGGCGGCAGTGTCGTCGGCACGACCACGAACGATTGCGTTGTCGGAAGTGGCTCGGTGGGTTACTCAGGTGGGCACCTGACGACCGCGCTTAACTTTCTTTTCAATGCCGGCGTCACCTCCACCGACACGATGCACAATGTGGCGTTATCGCAGGATGGTAAAACGCTGCTCGTCATGGTCGGCACCACGGGTGCACCGGACCCGCTGCGCTCTAATAAGTGGTACAAGATTGTAAATGGCGTCGTCACCACCAGCGGCACCGTTGCCCCAAATCTTAATATCATAGGCCAGGCGAATACCGGCCTACGCTTCGACACATTCAACGGCTCTGGCAAGGCATCGTTCAACGCGAACACGCTGGAGAACAATGGGCAATACCTCTGGTGCTTCGGCACTGGTGGCGACTATCAGCCAGTGACCACAGGGCCGCACTATTTCGGCAGCGGCATTGCGACGATTTACTGGATCGACCCAGCGGACAATACGCTCAAATGGTATTCCTTCGGCGAGGCTGGTATCGGCACCGATCCGCACGGCCCGAACACGGCGTATCCAGGCGTCTGTTGTCCGTCGGATGGATACTTCGGTGTAGTGTGGGGCGCATCGGTCGTGCTGTTCTCGCGCATCAGCGGCGTCGGTACGGTGACGCTCGGAGAGATCGTCGAGGACGTGTCAGAACGCTCTGGCTTGAGCCCGGGACAGCTAGACGTGTCCCAACTCACGCCCATCGTGGATGGGTACCTCATCAACCAGCAACAGGCTGGGCGCGATGACATTCTGCCGCTGCAAAGCGCTTGGTACTTCGATGCGGTAGAGCAAGCGGGTACGATGGTATTCGTTATGCGCGGCTCGCCACCCTCTGTGTCCATCCCAGATAGCGATCTCGCCGCCCAGACATCAGGCAGCACGCCGCCTCCGCTCGCGACGATCAAACGCGTCCAAGAGGTGGATCTACCGCAATTCCTCGATGTCAAATACGTCAATGCGGCAACAGCGTACCAGACCGCAGATCAATCGGCGCAGCGTCAGACGGTCGAGAGCCAGCTAAAAAAGACCATCGAACTACCGATTAACATGACCGACACGAAGGCTAAACAGGTAGCGAATACCCTCCTGTTTACTTCGTGGATTGAGCGCAACCAGTTCACCTTCCTGACCTCTCGCCAATACGATTACCTCGAACCCACCGACGTGGTGACCGTGCGCGGGTACGAGATCAGGATAATGCAGAAAAAGAACATCGCCAACGGCGTGCTGCAATTCGATGGCGTCGCCGCTGTCACCGCAATATGGAACCAAGGGCCGACTGCGGCGGGTGGCATCGGCTATACGCCTTCTGTTCCTGCGGCGCAGCAATTGACCAACCTATTGCTGCTCGATACGCCACTGGCGGTCGATACCGATCAGAACATCGGGCTGTACGCCGCTATGGCGGGCATTGATAGCTCGAAGTGGGGCGGCGCCACGCTCTACGAGTCGAGCGATGGCGGCAATACCTATAGTCAAATAGCTGCGGCAGGGATCGCGTCAGTCATCGGCAGCGTATCGGTCGTTCCTGGCGTGTTCTCCGGCGGCAATATGTTCGACGAGTCGAACACGTTGACCGTTGTAATCGGCAACGGCGGCGGCACTCTCGCCAGCATGAGTGAGCTTGCGGTCCTGAATGGCGCGAACTTCTGCCTGGCGGGCTACGAGTTCATCCAGTTCAAGAATGCCACGCTCATCGCCGCGAATACCTACGTCCTGAGCGGGCTCCTGCGCGGTCGTCGGGGCACCGAGTGGCGCATGGTGGGCCACCTCGTCGGCGAGCCCTTCGTTCTGTTCTCTGTTACGGACTTCGCGTTGACGTTCGCCGATCTCGGCCAGCCGCGATTCTATAAGCCGGTCACATTTGGCATGACGCTCGCCGCCGCGCAGCCGCGCACGTTCGTCGATACTGGCAACAGGCAGCGACCATACTCGCCCGAATTGCTTGCGGGTGGTATCAACGGCTCCAATGACATCATCATTAACTGGACGCGACGCACGCGCATCGGTGGCGCGTGGGCGGACTATACCGACGTGCCGGTGTCCGAGGCGTCAGAGCTTTACGTCCTGCAAGTGTGGGATTCAACGTACACGATATGCGCTCGTGTGGTGACCGGTCTAACATCGCCAACCTTCACCTATACCGCAGCGATGCAGACCACGGACTTCTCGCGCATCCAGCAAACGGTGTATATCACGGTGGCTCAGGTCGGCGCCTACGGTCTCGGTGTGCAGGCGCGCGCAGCGATCAACGGTGGCGGTTCGCATATCGACACGCCATCGAGCCCGGTGCAGCCCTACAACACCACGCCGCCGCCGACACCACCGGCGACGGGGTGTAGCGTCACAGGCACAGTTACCACATTCACGCCGACATGGACGAACGGCGTGCAGCAATTCTTTACGCCGGCTGATTTCGGACCGAATGATGCTGTTGTAGTAAAGATCGTGGTGCCTTCGTCACCAGGTAACAAGGTGCTTTCGTTTGCCGCTGCCGAATATCTCGGCCCGCCAACGCCGCGCACGGCCGCGGTGGCGCTGTCTCCGTGCGGGCCGCCGATACAAGCCGACCTGCAAACTATCGGCAGCTTGAACGTGACATGGACCTTCCACTCAGGGTTCAATCCGAACGCCAAGAATCTGCAATTGCAGGCGAGCACCACTTACTACATCACGATACAAACGACAGCGGTGAGCGAAATGATTATTAACTTCCAGCTTCGCGATCAGGTATAGAAGGGGCGCCTATGGCGAACAGCACAACCAACCTGGATACGATCTCGCAATCGCAGGCGCAGAAGGAGGTCACTGCCAATGCGCTGTTCGATGCGGCGTCGCCGTCGACCGTGTGGGGCCGACACGCTAGCGCGTGCAGCGGCTTGACGTGGGCTTATTACGGCGGCGTGTTCGCTGTCTCGAACGTGCCGACGTTGATCGCCAACGGCACGCTGACCATGACCAACAACGCGACGAATTACATCTATGTAGATTCGAGCGGCACGGTCCATATCACGTCGAGCGCACCAACAGGCTGGCCTGGCCCGCTCACGCCGAGCACGAACATCGCGCTTTACGATGTCACTGTAGCGAGTGGGTTCACCACCGGCTGGAACGACTGGCGCTATGGCGCAGGTTCTCCGGGAGCGATCGGTAATACCGGGAACACAGGACGCACAGGGCCAACAGGCCCAACTGGCGCGCAGGGTAATACGGGAGGAACGGGCGGCACGGGTGGCACGGGCGCAACAGGAAATACTGGTGGCACGGGCGGAACGGGAAATACCGGCAATACCGGCCCGACGAATTTGCCAGAGAACTCCCAGTCCACGAATTACACCACCGTGCTCGCAGACGGCGGTGGATTGCTATATCACCCAGCGAGTGACACGAACAACCGGACGTTCACCATCGACAGCAATGCGAACGTGGCTTATGCCGTAGGCACTACGCTCACCTTCGTGAATATGTCGGCGAACTCTCTCACCATCGCTATCAACTCGGACACGCTGTTCCTGTCGAACAGTGGCAGCACGGGCAGTCGCGGCCTTACCCAATATGGCGTGGCGACCGCGCTAAAGACCGGCACCACGGAGTGGGTCATCAGCGGCACGGGGCTATCATGACCGCGAGTCGCGCCGCGCTGTTGATGGTCAAGACTGCCAAGAGCAGCATCAAGCCCATCCTTTACATTTCGCCTTATGCGAACACGCAACCGATTGGATTGCCGAGACTCGATTACACGGTAGGCCTCACGCACGCTCTGTTCCTATCATGCTGGAATTGCCAGGTCGAAGCGCGACGGGGGTTCCCGTTCAACCTCGTCACCAACCGATACGGATTGCTCGGGCCAGGCACAACGAGCTTCCGGCCGGCGGTCATGACGCGCTCGAACGCTGGCCCGCTCGGCTATCTGATGGCGCCAGATTTCAGCGCGTCAACATCGTGGACCTCGTCCACCATTTTCGATGCTCGGGGCTACACGCGGATAGGGTTCTCGTTCTGGCTTTACTGGACGACATTTGGAAATGATGACGGCACATTCGCTGACAGCGGCAGCAATTCAGGCGGCAGCGGCGCCGCGCTTCGCTTCGCGCCTAACGCCTCGTCAACGAGCAAATTTAATTTCAGTATCACCAACGGATTGGGCACTCAGAGCTTTTCGTGCCCAATTACACGCCCCACCGCGGCGGTGTGGCACCATTACGCTGGGAACTTCAACCTTGGCGCTACCGCAATCGGCGATTTTGTGGACTTCATCACGATTGACGGGCAAGCTCAGGCATACACCAGCGCTATCAACGCCGGGTCGCTTCCGCCGCCGACCTTTGCTGGGGCCTCCCAGCTTAACTTTTTTCAGCGCAACCTGGACTTGAGCGGCGCTGGACGAGTCGCTTACTTCAACCTGTTCAACCGCGCCATTTCATTCGGCGAGGCGCAACAATTGTACCAACACCCGACGCTCCTAATCCGGGGTCCGCTATACGGGTACAGACCATCCAGCATTCGACCGGGACTCTAAACCATGGACCAGAAGCTTCGCATTCACGTCGCTATACCCACCTCCGGCATGTGCCGCACGCCGTTCGCCTATTCGCTCGCTCAACTGATGATGGCGGCACCGATCATGCTGAACGAGCAGCGACCGGATGCCGACATCGAGGTGTCGCTAGGCACGCTCGAAAGCTCGGTGGTGCACGCGAACAGGGAGGCGCTCGCCAAGCAAGCGCTCGACGCCGAATGCACGCACCTACTTTTCATCGACGACGACACAGCGGGGGACTTCGCGCGCGCCGTCTCGATCATGCTTGGGCGTAGGCAACCCATCGTCGGCTGCAATTACCCGATGCGCGGTTGGCCGATCACGTTCACCGCCGTTGCGACAGATGGCAAAACGCGCATTGTCACGCACAAGGAGTCCCATGGGCTCGTCGAGGTGCAATACACCGGTTTCGGTTTGTGTCTGATCGAGACTCATGTATTCCAGAAGGTTGGACAGCCGTGGTTTTGGCCGCTCTGGCTGCCTGATGCAAAGACATACACGACAGAGGATAACCCGTTCTTTCTGCGTGCTGCAAAGGCAGGCATCACCGCGTACATGGACCACGACGCGAGCAAACTGATTGAGCACATAGGAACGCACCGTTTCAAATGGGACCAATGGCGACCGGTGCCGAAAGATGACAAGCCGAGCGCGGAGGTGGTCGAACTCAAAGGGGCGAAAGCATGAGCAATGAAACAAGATATTCCTACCTAGTCGATGCGTCCGCCGCGCTCGCCGCGATTAGCGGGACGGTCAACCTAGCATCTAACAGTTTCAACGCCAGCACCGAGGTAACGTCGCAAGCGAGCGGCAGTAACAGTTTCTATCCACTCGCTGACCTGTACTTTACGGGGAGCTTTTCCACCAGCATTAGCTCTGCAAGCAACCTGATGAACATCTATCGCCGCGATAAGAGCATTGACGGCTCGCACGATGCGCCGCAGCCGCAGAGCGCGGCCCCAGCCTACTCGGCAATCGGTGTCGGTGGGTTCATCGTGCCGCCGTTTACTGCCGGCTCGATCTCGTGCGCGCTGTTCCTGCCCGATGTACCACTCAGCGACCAGTATGAGTTCTATCTGGAGAACAAGACCAACGCAATCCTGCTCTCCGGCTATGTCGTCAAGGTTCGTCCTAAGACCTTCACGCCGGCGCCATGAACGAAGCGAACCGCACCGCGTTCCTTGACGCAATCGCCGCCTGCGAGGGCACGAACACCCCGGACGGTTACCGCGCGCTGTTCGGTTACACGTCAAAGAACCAACGCCTATTTGACAATGGCTACATCACGCACCCGAATATCCGCTTTCCGTTCACGCAGACCGATGGCGTGCAAAATTACTCGACGGCAGCGGGGCGCTACCAGATCATCTATCCAACGTTCAGGGACTACGCGTCAAAGCTCGTCGCGAAGTTCGGCAGCGCGAGCTTCACGCCCGAGGTACAGGACTGGATTGCGCTCGACATGATCGACAAGGCGGGCGCGCTCGATGACGTGGACGCCGGGCGATTTCAAGCGGCTGTGGACAAGTGTGCAGGCATCTGGGCATCGCTCCCGGCATCACACTATCCGCAACCGAAGCGCACGCTCTCCTTTGCGCTCGAAGCGTATACCGGAGCGGGAGGTGTCGTCGCATGATGCGGCGCTTTCTCCGTTGGCTCATCGGGTTGGATGACGATAGGTTCGACATCGTGCAGTCAATCGAATGCCCACACTGCGGCATGCCAATCTGGCTACCCAAGGGGCTAAGGAGAAGCAATGGCAAACCACGCTAGGCACGGCGCTCTGAGCATCTATCGTTCTGCAATCACCGAAGCGGACGGGCAAGCGGTGAACGTCTGGTACCTTGCGATATTCTGGTCCATCGTGATTCTGTTCCCGGCTGTTACCATCATGGTCGTCGGCGCCATCATCGAGGCGACCTACGCGAAGGACCACGTGTTCCCTTATCAAGCGCTCGGCACAGGTATCGGACTGGTGATCGCTGCTTTCGGCGCGTCGCTTACGGCGATCTCGGCGTCGATGCGAGGACAGGCAGGTAATCAACCATGACCGCACGTAAACGGGCACCGAGGCACTATTACAGAACGCAATCGCCGTCACGTCGAGTCGCCTGGCCTGAGCCAGGCTTGGAGAACGGCGGCGAGTTTCGCGTCACCATAGGAAGATTGATCGCCGTTGGCTCCTTTCTGATCGCCCTCGTTGGGTTCATCCCGCTTTGGTGGACGATCAGCGATCACTGGATGAATCGAGTCGAGATCGAGAAAAAGCTAAAGGACCATAGCGATCATGACGCGAGCGTGCAGGCGTGGAATATGTATAACTTCGCCCAGAACCGCGCCGAGTACCTCGACGACAGGCAAGCGGAATGCGATGCGAAAAAGATGGTGCAGGAGAAGCTCGGCACAGCCGATGCAGCGGTCTGCGCGCGCTACGCGGCGAAGCTCGAAGCGAAACAGAAGGAGGTGGCAGACTTGAAAGCCAAAGCGCAGGAGACTACCAAGGAAAAGTGACCATGGTAACGATTAGCTTAAGCATCGTTGTTCTCGTGCTCGGCGTGCTGCTCTATTTCTATGTCGTCAATCCGAAGGCGCAGGAGTGCGGGCGGATTATGTTTTTCGCCGGCCTTTTGACGTTCCTTCTCAACGTCTCGAAGGTCGCCGAGCTTGTGATTCATTGAGACATGGCAAACCTCATAGAGCTAGTAGTAATCCTCGCGCTCGTCGGTGGTCTCGCGGCGGGCGCGATGCACCTCTGGCATGAGTTCACCGGCCGCTACGTCGAGCAGGGCAAGCAAGCGCAGATTGCTGCGGACCAGCCCGTGCTCGACAAGGCGCATGCCGAGCGCGACGCGGCGCAGAGCGAAGCTACGGCGGCGCGCAACAGCGAGGCATCATGCAAGGCTGCCGCCGATGTCATCGCGCAACAGGCGCAGCGCGACAAGGCGCGCAGCGATTCGCTGGCGGCGTCTCTCGCCGATAGCAAGCGCAGGGCCGCAAAGGCTGCGACAGACGCAGCGCCGAAGATCGACGCTTTACGCAACGACGCAACCGATAAAACGGTTCGCCTGTTGGCATGTCAGGACGAGCTAGATGTCACAGCGAAGGAATTGCGTGCTCAAGCCAAGGAAAGGTTGAAAGCACAATGAGTCGCGGATGCTCGCTCGTGGGTGGAATGCCGCGCGTTCATTGCGTGCGCGCGGAGCCCTGCCCTGACACGGCCCACCCGAACCGCCGGGCGTTCGCGCTCGCCCTTTGTCTCGCTCTGAATGCGTGCGCTGCCGATCCGGTCAAGCCACCAGAGCCCGAGGTGCGCTACGTGCCGACGCCCTACGCGGTGTCGAAGCCGTGTTTTGATGAGAAGGACCGGCCGCCGCCGCCTGTCTACACGTTCACATCGGCGGAGGAGATCGACGCAGCGACGCCAAAACAGGTCGCCGAGGCACTGCACGCGGATCGAATTGCGGACGAACTCTACATGAAGGCAATCGAGGACCTATTCGTCAAATGTATGCAATCACAAGGAAAGGACCAACAATGAACCGCTACCGTATCGCCTCATGGATCATTGGCTTCTATATCGCAGTGCTGTCGCTGCTCGCTGCATTTAAGGCGCGCGCCGCCGATGCGCTCACGCCTGCACCTGCGCCACAAGACTGGACAATGCTTGGCCTTCTGTTCGTTGTCGTCGCGCTCGTCGCGGTCGGCTTCTATCTGCATCGCCGCTTCCCGAGCCAGGCCGCAATCGCCGACACTGAGGCAAAGAAACTCGGCACCAAGGCGGTGCAGGACCTTGCCGATGCCGTGCATAAGCTGCGCGAGCAGGTTGCATTGCCGCCGCCTGTTGTTGGGGCGATTGTTTCGACGGCGAGCGCGCCAGCGGGTAAGAACGGTCAGGCCGGTCCGCTCACGATTCAATGCACTGGCGACCCGGCGAAGGACCTCGCGAGCTTTCAGGCGGCGTACTTTACACCATCATAATTCGTTGCTAGAGTCGCGCGCTATGCGGCACCGGCATGATTGTTGCGACGAGACGACCGAGGACCTGCTGGCCTGTCTTATCGCTCGTTTGCTCTGCCGTGAGCGCCGGCGGGAGGTGGTGCTTTCGCGCCGGATAACTTTCGGAGCCTTTCAATTCAGCGCAGAAGGGAAAACCGCCATGTTTATTGCAAAAGATGATGTTGTGCCGGCCCCCGGGACCTACAGTTTCAAGTTCGTGGATTCCAAAGGCAAGCCCGCGAAGGTCGATACGAGTGCAGGTCCTCCGACGATCTCGGCAGCGGCCCCGTCGATTGTCGATTCCATCGGCCCGGTCACCGACAACGGCGACGGCACGTTCTCGGCGCCGTTTCACATGCTCGATAACATCGGGTCGTCGCAGGTCACGGTGACCGCCGACGTGGACTTGGGCGACGGCGTATCGAGCAAGGATTTCGTGGACGTTTTTCAGGTGATCGCGGGCGACGCGTCTGTGATGCAGGGAACCGCGACGCTCGGCCCACCCGACACGCCGACACCTACGCCCGGCCCGTAACGCACAGAGCGCAACGGTCCTTCCTGTCTGGGCGGTCGCGAACGACATCGTGGCCGCCCTCTTTTTCGCCCTCTGGGTGAGTGGCCACTAACCGGGCTCGAGCTGTTAGTGGCCACTCACCATTGGTGGCTGGCGCTCTAGAACGAGCTTGGAGACGCTGGAATGCCCTGCGACGTATCTGGGTAGCACCCGGGCGACTTGGACCGCTCCCAGACGATCCTGGCCGCTCGGGCGACGGTATCGACGCTGATGCGGGCCGTACAGGCCGGGGGCGTGTCGTCCTCGTAGCTCGACCGGGGCGGGTTGATGCACGGGCCCCGTGGCTGCCGACTGATCACTGGGTCCTCTCGGAAGCACGGTCGACAGTCGAGCACGGTCGAGATATTGACGTTATGCGCATAGCCCGCCGCGCTCTCCTGCGTTGACCCCCAGATAATGACGCCGGGCACCTTTCGGGCGCCGCCTGGATACGTCCAAAGGTAGTGCGTCAGGTGGTTGCCGAATGAATCTATGCCGAGGTGCATTCGCGCGTTCGCAATCGCTGCGATGGACTCGCGCAGAGGCGCGCCGCGCTCGGCGTCGATCCAAACGAACTCGATATCCGGTAGCGACATCACAAGCTCGCCCCATCGCTCCTTGGGCCATTGCTTGTACTTCGACCAGCCCGCTTGGTACTGGATCGTTGCATAGTCGCCGGCCGGACACCAGCTAGGACGCGCAGGCAAGGGCGCCTCTAGCTGCGGCATGTGAGCATCAACGCCTAGCTCCGTCGCGAAGTACACGAGCAGGTGCTTGGCCATCGGTTTGTCTGGGTAGCCCTCTGCGAGCGGGTAGCCGATGAGATCGAACACGCGCGCATAACTCTTGCGCCACGGATCGACCTGAGCCGCATCCATTATCACGTCGATGCCTGCCGCGTACATGAGCGGACGCAATTCTTCACCGATGCTCGTCGCGCAAAAGTAGTGGATGTCATATCCGGGATACGCTTCGCGAAGCTTTGGCACAAGGTTGAGCGTCATCAATATATCGCCGATGGCGCCAGGCCGGTGTAGCGCTATTTTCGGGCGCACCGTCACGGTTTTTATGTCCGAGTTCAGCAAGCCTGCGCGCAGACCGTTGATGATGTCCGTTAATCCCGGATCAGAGTGCAATATCTTTTCGGACGCAAGCTCGGCCCATGCGAGCGCCTGGCCGTAGTTCCCGAGCCGTTGCTGGCAGTGCGAGATCAGGCGCGCCGGCCCGTCGCGATATTCCCACGGCTCGCGCCATAGTCCCGTCGGCGGTATGTTCGCATCGAGACAGGTGCGCGCGGCCTCGATGGCGTCAGCGTACCTGCCGAGATCGTATAGAACATGCGCGCGAAGCATCGTGAACTCGCACCAGCCGGGCGCCAAGGCCTCGCCAACTATCGCCAACCGCATCGCCTCATCGTTGCGCGTCAGAGCGCGCAGCGCACGCGCGGCATAGAGGTGCGCGAATAGCCACTCATCGCGATAACCTTGACCCATGCCCATGCGACGCGTGTACCACTCAGCGGCTTCCTCATGCCGGCCGCCGCTGCGGTGTGTGTCTGCGATATAGAACGCTGTGCGCGGTGACGGCGAGCGCTCCCATTCAGCCATCAAGATACGCAGATTGCGCACGTTCGCATTCTCCTGCGTCTCTGCCGGCTCGGCATGATGCCGGATTGAGAAGTCTAGGCAGTCGCCGCTACGCTTGCCCATGAGGTTCGGATACTCGTGACACGGGCCTTGGTATCGGATGCCCATGCCGGTCTTCCACATGCGATGCGAGAACCAGCCCGAGCCGCCGTCGCGCATCCAGACGTGAGCAATATCCATTTCGCGCCAGTACGAGAAACGGCGGGCCGCGCTAGGCGTTAGTAGCTCGTCGTCGGCGTCGAGGTTAAGGACGTAGTCCACGCTCTTGTCGAGTGCCTTGAGGTAGCGATTGCGCGCCGCGCTGAAATCATCGAGGCGCCAGGCCTGCTCTTCCTTGTCATAGTGGGACGCATCCGTGAATACCTCGAAATCTAACGGTTGCGACCACAATTCTTCAGCAGCCTCCCGCGTGCGGTCAGTCGAACCGGTGTCTACCAGATAGAACACGTCCGCCGCCTTCTCGAAGGCTGCAATCGTGCCCGGCAAGTCGCGCTCCTCGTTGCGCGCGATCATGCCAACGCCGATTGTCGGCTTGCGATCAATGCGCCTCAATACCCAGTCGCATTGTCCATACCCGGGATGACTAGCGTCGAGCGCGAACACGCCCCCAAGCTCGACGAGGCACTGGAGCAGACTTCGCCGCGAGTGATAGAAGGGATGGATCGAGTAGTGATCGGGGGTTAGGTCGCGCTCGAAGCCGGTCTGGTCATGATCGGGTGAACGGATGAACAGCACCGAGCCATATGGCATCAGGGCGCCTATCCGATGCAGAGCGCGTACAGGATCGTAAAAGTGCTCGAAGGTGTGGACTAGAATCACAAGGTCGAACGTGCCGGCAAGTGGGTCGTTCTCGAAATTGCCGCGCAACAGGCGCACCTTTGCAAACTCGTTTTTGGTGCGCTCATGCCAAGGCGCGACCTGATCGCCACACGGTAGCTCGGCGTCGAACGCGCTAACGTCGCAGCCATGCTCGGCGAGATAGCGCGACAGCACTGGAAGTTTGGCGCCGATGTCGAGCACGCGATTATGCCGAAACGGATCGAGCACCGTATCCCAGAGCCAGTCTGCGAGAGACTTGTTGGCCGCTCTGTCGTTCTCGCTCATGAACCAAGGGTCGCCCTCGAACTCGGCAATGTATGTTTTGGGTGGCATGGGTGATTGAAACCATGCATCACAGTTAGGACAGATGAAATACGGCGACCCGATGCGCTGGGTCGCCGTCTCTGTCCGACAAATCGGACAGGAGTGTGTCATGGGCAGGTGTAGGCCGGTTCGTTAACCCAGTAAATCGGTTCGCCAGTCGTCGTCTGTCCCGGCGCGTCGAGTGTCGGAGGCGTCTGACCGAACACCTGATTGGCGCGCGCCTGCACGTCGGGATACGTCGCGCTGTTCATCTGCGAAAACAGTTTGCCGTTGCTGCCCTTAAAGGCGTACTGGTGGCTTGCGTCGAGATCGTTCACCCAGTATTTCGCCGCCGCATCGACGCATGCTTTTGGAAACGGCTGCGAGTGCCCTTGCTTATCTTTTTCGCCTGCGTTTTTCTTACCCATTGCTTCTGCTCCTTGTTGCTGCGCGGAAAGTGCCGCGCTCACCTGCGCCTGCGGCTGCTCCTTCAGTGTGCTTCGTAGTTTCAGCAGTGCGAAGCCAAGAGCAACAAGTACAGCGCCAAGCGAGAGACCGATAAAGGTCCGGCCGTTTTCGCAGTGTCGAAGCGCATCGTCGTTGACATGGCATGCGTAGGCGAATTCCTTGAGAAAAACCACGATGGAACCATAATCGCCCGAGGTCATTCCATTAGCTCCCCAATGCCAATCGTTTGGACGTACCAGTCCGGGTCGGTCCAGCGTCGGCCGGTATGGTATGTATCATAGAAGTCCCTTCCCTACGCCTAGCTCCTTGCGTCGCGTCTGCGCGTATTCAGATAGTTCCATCCGCAGGTCGTCCATGCCACCGAAGCGCTCTATAGCGCGTTCTGCATCGTCGATTGTCTGCGCTGTCGCATCGTCGAGCAGTTTACGCGCTTCTGGATAAGTGAGTGGCTTGCCGCGTGGGTCATCATCGCGCAATGGCCCGCCCGGGTTGCCGACATTCTGTGCAACAGGAGGCGGCGTCGGTTGCGCCTTCGTTTCGCCGTTCGTCTTACCGCGTAGCTTCTCCTTGACATCGGCGGTTGCAGAGGTTGTTGGTTGAGGCTCAGGCGCGAAGATGCTCTCCGGTGTCGCCTCTCCGTCCTTGATCGCGGTGAGAAACCCGAACAGGGTTTGCAGGTCCTCAATCGTCATGTCCTCAAGGCCCTTGCGGTCGAGCACGCGCAGGATATCCTCCTGCTTAATTCCAAATGGCGCAAAGGCCTTGATCGCCTCCAGCCGCTTCGTCTCCAGCGAGTGCTGATCGCCGACAGCGGTGCGCCGTGCGGCGCTCCAGATGTCTTGCCAGAACGCCTTGGGGATGCCGTGCAGAACTGCGTTCCGCATCGCGATAGAGCGCGCGGCGTTCGCGGTGACGCCAACCATGTCCGCACTGTAGCGCCTACCGCGCTTGTCGGTGACGCGTCGCGAGACCTCTTCCATAACCTTCCAGTTTCGCTCAAGGTCATGGAACACCGCCTGCGCTGTGACGAACTCGCCGTCGTCGTCAACGATGCGCGTAGCGACGTGCGCATTACGCCATGCCGACCCGATAATCTCGGCGAAGCGAATAGACGGGCCCTCGATCACCTTTGTCTGGCCCGATGCGTCCTTGCGCGGGAGTGCATAGCTGCACTCGCTGGCAATCGCCTCGTTCAGCGTCGCCATCTGTCGAGCCTCATCCCGGAATTGCTTGACGCTGCGCGGATACTTGTGCGCGGTGGCTATCTGGACATCGTATTCCTCGCGCGCAATTGTCGAGACGCGGCCGGTATCCGCCAGCGTTACGTCGGTTGATTCGTCCGGCGCCGACGCGCCATTCTCGCGTTCGTTCTCAGCCATTGTCCTTCTCTCCTTTCAGTCTGAATTGGCGCGACTCAGCGCGCGGCTTGGAATATGCCTCCCAGATGCCGGGCTGTTCTGCGCGTAGTTTCTTGCTGTCAACGATGATAACGGGCTTGGTGTTACGCCATGTCGCGAGCACGTCAAGGCCGCGTGAGTCGCGAAGCTCTGCGGCGATGCCCATGTGCGCTTTGATCTGTAGCACATGGTAGGCCTCGTCGACCTTCAACGCCGCGAGCTTCGTGCGCACCTCCGCTAGCTTGACGATCTCGCCTTCGATTGCGACGCTAGCATTCACCGTTGCCCCTTGATCGCGAGCATAGAGCAGCGACACGTCCTCGTCGCTTTCTGGTGGCGGTGGCGTGCCGCTCTCGACGCAGCGCCAGAACTCATCCACGCCCGCCTCGATCATGCGCCCGAGTTCGCGGTCCTCCTTCACCTCGTAGAACGAGACATCAGCGCCAGCGAATAGCACGGGGATGGAATGCAGCGATACACCTGCCACGAGCATTTCGGCTTGCGCTTGTAGCAGGTAATCCACAGGTACCTGATCCGTCTCCGGTTCGCCCCAGCCCTCACGCGTGCGCGCAGTCTTTGCGTTCACCGCGAGCACTGCGGGCAGCCAGCCATCAAGGTGACAGAGCAGGCGCCCGCGCTGCATCGTGTCGGGCGCTCGCACAAGCGTCAGGCCCGGGTGCGCGCGCTCCCATTCATCGAGGATGAACGGTTCGACGACGGTGCCAAAACGCTGCCACGGTCGCTCAGGCTCGCGCGGTAGCTCGCCACGCTTCGCCATGTATAGCTGGAGCTTGGAGCGCCACTTCGACATGCCGAGCGCAGCGGCAACCTCGCTCGTGCCGATGCCATGTTTGCGTCGTTCTATCTGCTCTGGGGTAAGCATACCGCCCCCTTTCGTCCGGCGAAGATGTCACCGAACCAATATTTGCCGCTGCGATGCTGCGCAATCAGACGCGCCTTGATGCCATCAGCGGGCAACGCCGGGCCGTCGAACTCCGCGCGCCCCTCAGGTAACATGGCAAAGAGATAATCGCCGAGCGTAATGAGCCGGTCGACGCACGCCAGCGCTATTTCTACCAGTCTCGGTTGCGTGTTGTACTCGAATGAGATCAGGTCCACATGCTGCACGCTCAAGCCATCGAGCACGCCTGCATCCATGCCCTCCGCGTCTATCTTGATGTACTGCGGCTTCCCGTGCTGCTCGATCAGCGCGTCGAGCGTGGTCAGCACCACCAGCCTGTTGTCGGTGTCCCAATGATCGCCGTTGCCGCGACTGACATCGTAGAAGGTCTCCGACATCGACGACATGCTTTTGGTGACATCAGATGAGACACGGATGGTGCCGTAGCCTTTCGCTGGCGCGCACCCGCCTTCGATCACCACGCACTGTCGCACCTTGATCTCCTTCGAGAACTCCGAGCGCATCTGATCGCATAGCTCCGACAATGGCTCGACGGAGACAACGTACGCACCGAGCCCGAGAAAGGCGCGCGTCATGTTGCCGACGTTCGCGCCGATGTCGAAGCACAAATCACCGGGGAGCAAGAGCGCGCGGTAGAAATCCGCGAGTTGGTCGCGCGTCATCATACCTGCCCCGACAGCATGAGATAGAGCAGGACGCCGCCGATGATCGAGCAACCGATCGCCACCACCACGTCGCCGAGTTTGTCTGGCGGACAATTGTTCAGCCAGTGAAGTGGTTTCATTTTTCGTCCTTCCTGAAAATGGCGACAAGCACCACGATTAGGACTCCGAGAAGTCCGCCTGCAATGAATGCGCCTAGGAATGCGAGCATGGTTTTTTACCCTCTCAGCGTCGCTTGTTTGGCTTCTGTGATCTGGCGGACTTTCGCCTCACGTTCGCGCTGCGTCTGCTCACGCTGTTCGCGACGGACCCGCGCGAATGTTTTGCGCAGGTCTGTCTCGACAGCCGGGACGTAGCGGAACGTAGGGTCTAACAGGGACTTCAAGCGGCGGCCGCTGCACTTGCATCCTCAGCGGCCTCCTGTGCTGTCGCGTCCTGAATCGAGAGTTTGCCAGCGAGTGAGATCAAGTGATCCTGATCCGCTACCGGCGCCTCATAGTCTGTCCCCACCACAAAGCGAATAGCGTGCGCAGCACTGCGCGCACGGACGAGGGCGATCGGTAGCCCTTTGTGAAAGACGACGCGCACGGAGCGCTTGCGCGGCGCCTTCTCGCCGTTCGCGCCAGTCGTCGTCGCTTCCTTCTGTGCCTTCGGTGCTTTCTTCGTTGCCATGAAACCGTCTCCTAATGGTTGGTTAGTTGATCCCGACCCAAGCAAAGCGTCGGAGGCGCCGTTGTCGGCGCCCTCGAAGCTCTACGCCTCGCCGCCCTCCTGCGTCGGCGTCGTCACAAGGTCGAACCACTCAGCGCTGCACCACTCGCAATGGAACAGAGGGATGCCGAATGCTTCGGTGCGCATTACGGAGCGTTGCAGATGCTTGCACACCGGACACTGTTCGCCGGCATCGACGCGCGCCACATAGAGGTCATACGCGTCGTCCTCCAAGTGCCCGCGATCAGGAACGCTTATGCCGCTCATTGCCACCTCCCGCTCGCAGGCTTCATGCGGTAGTCCTTCTCGACGCGACCAAGCGCACGGTTGCCAACCATCATCTGGTTAACCCAGATTACCAGTCCTGTCTGGTAACGTCGAATGTGGCCGCGCCGAATATGCTCGCGCGGTGACGCGTGGTGCCCACCTTGCGCCGCCCCGTGTTCGTCGCGCTTGCGCGTGTCTACAGTCAGAACGTGATACTCGAACAGCGGTAGTTCACCTTTCGCTGCGCGCTTCTGGTTGATGAACTTCGGCGCCTTGATTGTTTCATGTGAAACATTCTGGCAGTTAAGCGCTGCGCAGAACTGGTACAACGAAATGGCTTCGCGATAGACAACCTCCTCGGGCTGCTTCACGTCTCGATGCGCGTGCCAGTCGTTGTAGACCTTCTCCATCACTTCGATGCCGCTAAAGATTTTGCCAGTCGTCCACTCTGTCTCGCTGACCTGTTCGGGCACCCAGAGGCTGTACGGTATCAACATCCAATCGTCCATATAGCCGTAGGCGACCGAGATAAGCAGACCGTCCTTGCCGTCTTTTGGAATCCTGCACGCATGAAGCGACACCGCAAAATCGTGTGGCGCATTCGGATCGTCAAAGCGCTTGCTCGTGCCCTCGTATTCGAGCACCACCTGCTCAAACGGCAAGCGCAACAGCGGCGCGTATTTCGGAATGTAGGTGTTGTCGAACAGTATACCGTTGAACGGCAGGACGAACTTGCGCGCCTCCTTGTAGCAACCCAATCGAATAAGAACATTGTGCGCGTCGTCCGCCGAAATCTTGTGCAATTGCGGTACGAGGTGCTTGTATCCCCAATCGAGGAAGTGGGTCGTGTGATAGCCAGGCCGGTGCAAAATGTGGCTCATGTCTGCACCTCATGCGGCTTCGCGGATCGCGCTTGGTGC